ATAGAATTTACGAAAAGACAAAGAACTATGCTGTCGGTGCCGTAACCGCATATCGAGGTGACAAAGGCAAGCAGCTAAACAAGGCAGATAATAAGAAACTTCTCGCATATCTTTTGACCAGAGGATATTCTGTTATCAAGGTCAAGGGTAGCTATTGGGAAAATTTCCAAACACCTACTCAAAGAGAAGTGGGTGAAGAGTCTTTCTTTGTTGCCAATCATAATGTCGAGGGTGATGATGGTGGTCAGCTTGAAAAGGATTTAATCAAGCTGGGTCGCCTATACGATCAAGATAGTATTTTGAGTGTTCGTTTTGGAGAACCGGGTGTTTTGATCGGAACCTCGAAAAGAGAAGATGCCTTTCCAGACTACAATCAAAAACATGTAGTTGGAAAGCCTATCTTTGGAGATGCCAAAGGACAATTTTTTTCTCGCGTCAGGGGAAGAAAGTTTGCCTTTGAGTCTGCGAACGATGCCGAACGACCGATGACCTATAATGGTAAGTGGGCAATGACATTATTCGCAAAAGAAGTGAAAGAAAAAATTGATAAAATAGAAGATTAGGGGTTGACAAGTTTGAAACTTGTGCTTACCTTTAGGTTTCAACAAATGCCAAAGTTGGGTTTGTTGAATATAACTTGCTTATTATAAGGAGAAAAAGCAATGAATAAAATCACAACGTCATATAGAATGCCCAATGTTTTCAACGAACTTCGCAACGATCCGTTCCTTTTAGGATTCGATCAAATCTTTGATCGCCTTCTATCTACGGGAGTCGGAGCTTCGCAAGGGGCATCTTATCCTCCCTACAACATCGTAAAGGTTTCTGATAATCAGTTTCGTATTGAACTTGCGATTGCGGGATTTACTGAGGATGAAGTTTCGGTAACTGTTCTGGATGATAAGCTGACTGTCGAGTCCGACAAGAAGAATGATGTGGTTGCCGAGAATGAAGTTAGACTTCATCAAGGAATTGCGGAGCGTAACTTCAAGCGAGTATGGACATTGAGTCCTACTGTTGTTGTTACTGGAGCGGATCTGGTCAATGGTCTTTTGACGATTACGTTGGAGAATGTTGTACCGGAAAAGGATGCTCCGAAAAAGATTCCGATTAACAAAACTTTGTAATATATAAACAAGAGGGGGAGCAATGCTCCCCTTCTTTCATTAGGAGACTTTATTATGGAATTGATTTTCAATCGACCGAAGCGTGAAATTGATCGAGTATTTTTACATTGTTCCGCTTCTAGTTTACCTGCTCACGATGATGTTTCAGTTATTCGATCTTGGCATCTGAAGAATGGTTGGAGTGACATTGGATACCATTACTTCATCAAGTTTGATGGGATGATTCAAGTTGGCAGAAACCTTGAACAGACACCTGCTGCACAAAAGGGTCACAACGTAGGAACGATTGCGATTTGTCTTGCGGGAAACACCATTTCCGATTTCACTGATGAGCAGTTTGAAAGTCTACAATCTTTATGNAAACAAATCAATAAACAAATTCCTGACGTGACTTTTCATGGTCATTGTGAGGTGGCACCAAAACTATGTCCGGTGTTTGATTATCAAGAAGTCCTCGATTTGGATGAGCTTGGTAAAATGCTTGACGAGAATGCGGAATCTAACAGGCATAAGAAAGTTGAAGCTCAAGCCAAGTTCATCGAAGTGTTTGAGGAGTTGATGGACATTTCGCGAAGGCTTGAAGATTTAATGCGTGTCTCTCAAGAGTTGGGAGATATGATTGACGAATTGTAATTGAGGTGAATATGGGTTTCTATACAAACGTAAAGGTTATGGGAGATAAAATTTACGTTCGTGGTATTGATGATGATGGCACTAGATACATAAAGCGAGAAATTGATTATAGTCCTATTTTGTTCAACCCTTCCAGAACAAAAACAGACTACACCACTCTTGATGGAAAATATGTTAGCCCCAAACCATACGAGACGATCGGCAAGGCTCGTAAAAAAATTGAAGATACACAAGATATTTTCAATTCACATGTTTATGGGTGTGATCGTTTTGATACAACTTACATTGGAGAAGAATATCCTAATGACATTGATTATGATTTGAGTAAAATTATAATTGCGAATATTGATATTGAGGTTGCTTCGGATGAGGGATTTCCAGTTCCCGAGTTAGCAATGTCTCCAATCATTTCCATAGCAGTAAAATACAACGACAAGTTTTTTGTCTTTGGATATGGAGAACCTGATGGATGCAATATTAAACACACTTTGGCAGATCGTGGAATTAACTATATTTCTTGTAAAAACGAGTCTGATCTATTGGACCGTTTTCTCGATAGCTGGATTGCTTTTTATCCTGATATTGTTACAGGTTGGAACGTAAACGGATTCGATATTCCCTATATCATCAATCGCCTTGAAAAAATTAAAGGTAAACGTAAGTCTCGATTGATTTCTCCTTGGGGCTACTACAAAGACAGAAAGGTTCCGGGTAGGTATGGTGGAGAAACAATTAAGTTTTTGATTGCGGGAATATCCGTTCTTGATTACTTTGAATTGTATCAAAAGTTTACTTATGTGAATCGTGAAACTTATCGACTAGACTATATTGCAAATGTGGAGTTGGGCGAAAGTAAGTTGTCTTACTCCGAATTCGGTAATCTTCATACTCTATACAAGAGAGATTATCACAAGTTTATCGAATACAATGTTAAAGACGTTGAGCTTGTCGATCGACTTGAAGATAAAATGAAATTAATTGAGATGGCAATTGCCTTGGCTTACTCAGCTAAGGTTAATTTCTCCGAGGTATTTTCTCAAGTTAGAATGTGGGAGAGTTTGTGTTACCATCATCTCAATAAATCTAACAAGGTTTTTCCTGAAAGAAAGGAATCAAACAAAACTTCAAAATTTGAGGGAGCTTATGTTAAAGATCCTCAAGTCGGGTTTCATCGTTGGGTAGTTTCTTTTGACCTGAATTCTCTGTATCCTCATTTGATGATGCAGTATAATTTGTCTCCAGAAAATCTACTTACTGAGGAAGATGTAAGCTCTGATTTGGTTGCAACTTTAAGAGAGGATGTTTGGCAATCATCAATTGAATATGATAAGATTATTGATAAAGAACTTGATACTTCATTATTGAAGAGAGATAATCTTACGGTTGCTCCCAATCTAATGTTCTTCAAAAGAGACGAGCAAGGATTTCTTCCCGAGATTCTTGAGGATCTTTATAATCGAAGAAAAGAATCAAAAAGAAAAATGATTGAGTGTCAACAAAAATTGCAAAGTGCGACTGGGGAAGAAAAGCAAAAATATATAAATCTAATTTCTAAACACAATAACGATCAGCTTGCCAGAAAGGTTCAGTTGAATAGTGCTTATGGTGCGTTGGGAAATGAATACTTTCGTTTCTATGATCTCCGTATTGCCGAGGCTGTAACCAAGGCTGGTCAACTTTCTATTCGATGGATTGAAAAGAGGATCAATGAGTATTTGAATGAACTATTGAAGACGAGTGATGTTGATTATGTTATTGCTTCTGATACAGACAGCATTTATGTTGTTCTCGATAAACTTGTCGAGTCTGTATTTGAAAACGAAAAGGATAATCAAAAGATCGTTCGTTTTCTTGATAAAGTTTGTAACAAAACTATTGAACCTTACATCGAGAAGTGCTACAATGATCTGGCAGAATATATGAATGCCTATGACCAAAAGATGGTTATGAAGAGAGAAGCAATTGCTTCTACTGGTTTGTGGACTGCCAAGAAAAGATACGTTCTCAACGTATATGATAACGAAGGAGTTTTTTATAGTGAACCTAAGTTAAAGGTGATGGGTCTTGAAGCAGTCAAGTCTTCCACTCCAGAAGTTTGTCGTGAAAAAATTCGGAAAGTTTTGGAAATAGTAATGAATGGAACCGAAGATCAGGTTCAAGAATACATTTCCAAATTCAAGAATGAATTCTGCAATCTTCCTGCGGAGGACATTGCTTTCCCTCGCGGCGTAAATGGTATTCAAAAATATTCCGAAGGTGGAACCTATATAAAAGGTACACCGATTCATGTGAAAGGATGTATTGTATACAATCGGCTAATTGAAAAACTGAATTTGAATTTGACATATCCAACCATTAAAGACGGAGATAAAATAAAGTTCATGTACCTAAGACAACCAAATCCGATTGGCGAATCTGTGATTTCTACACAGAATGCTTTGCCTGAAGAATTTGGTTTGAATGATTATGTTGATTATGATAAACAGTTTGAGAAGACATTTCTCGATCCTGTAAAAGTGTTATTGGATTGTATCGGGTGGAAGCCGGAATACGTTAATACACTAGAAAGGTTTTTTGGATGATGATGGAAAACAATAATGAAGAAGTGGTTGAAGTAACGCTCGATGCGTCGAGTTCTGCCAGCGAGGTACTGGGTGCTTTGTTTGGTGGAGATGGTGACACACTAGATAAGGCTGGTGTGTTCATGTTGATGGATGATATTAAAAATGATTCCGTTCGACCCGCGATTGAGTGGATCTTTCGCCACAATTTCTCAAATAACCAACCTGAA